TAGATACTAATGTATTGAAATGCTAATATTGGGACACATCGCAAAAAACCTATGACTCTAGCAAAAACTGGACCTGAAATTCTTACAAAAGAGGAATGGAGCGAACTTATAGCACTGAAAGATGCCATTACATATGCTCCGCAGACAGTTTCTGCTGAAAAAATGGAAAAATTCACTGAATTGATGGTTCGTTCTCTTGAAGGTAAAGAGGATAACTCACCAAAATAAAATAAATATTGTCAACACGATACAAAACTATGGAAAATATAGACCAACACATTCAGAAGGATGAAGATCTTCTGGGTGATCCTACGATTTCTCCACAATCACGGAGACATACTGAAGAGGAATTGGAAGCACTTAAAACATATAAAGCAAATCACCCTGAAGATTTACACGATCCAACTCCTTTAGAACTTTATTGCGATGCCAATCCTGATGCGCTTGAATGTAGAGTTTACGACGATTGAGACAGTTTAAAAAGTGGCACACTGGGTCTTCTGGTTCTCTAGAGGACCCATTATAATATATGCATACACACGACCGAATCATGTTTAACCTTGATCCGATTATTGAAACTTATAACAAAGAAGTGGATGATCTTCCCATTCTTCATAAGAATTGTGGTGGTGGTAAAGCAAGGAATGCATCTGGTCTTGTTTACGAAAATCTTACTTTGAGAACCTGTGAAGCGTTGGGTCTTGATGCTCGTAAAAATGATTATAAGCGTTCCATGATTGTTAATGGAAAATATTTGAAGAATCTTCAGGTTGATAAGCATGTCTACAAAGATAACGTGCTTAAAAAACTCATTGAAGATAAAACTTATTTGGATGCGTGTTATTTGAAACGTTGTGTTCAAGATTTCATGGAACTTGAGCAATCTCCTGATGTTCCAGACGATGTAGAGTATGCAATTTTTGCTGGTCAAAATGCTTGTGGTAAAGATCCTTTAGTGTATTACCCTGGTTATTTTGAAAAATATACTGGAAAGAAAATCAATATCTTCTTTGTAAATCCACAGAAAAAGCGTAACTCTAAACGTCCAATTTATGATGCACAATTTCGTTCTGATTTTGAATTGGACATGGTAGAATACACCCGATTCATTCAATGGTTGAGCAACTGATGAAGTTATATAATGATGATATGTTCGATGTTCTGGGGAATCTTGCTCCCCAGAGCATCGATTTATTGTTGACAGACTTTCCATATGGAACTCTGAACAAAAGAAACGAGTGGGATACTATTATCGATTATCCCAAGTTTTGGGAGCATGTTGATCGCATATGCAAACCAACATGCCCCATCATTTCAACAGCAGCACAACCATTTACAAGTGTCCTTATCGCTTCAAATTACAAGGACTTCAAGTATACAATGGTGTGGGAAAAATCAAAGGCAACTGGTTATCTGAATGCCAAGAAACAACCTCTACGTGCTCATGAGGATATTGTAGTCTTCTATAAGAAGCAACCAACATACAATCCCCAAATGACACAAGGAACCCCATATGATAAGGGAACCGCAGTGAGAGATACTGAAGCATATGGTGTTCAAACAAAAGCAGTTCATGTGAAGAATGACAGTGGATTGAGGTATCCTCGCAGTGTCATTTACTTCAAGACTGCAGAAGGTGAAGGAAAACACCATCCTACACAAAAACCAGTGGATCTTTATCGTTGGTTGGTTAGAACATTCTCCAATGAGGGGGATCTGGTACTGGACCCCTGTATGGGTGCTGGCACCACTGGAATCGCATCTAAAATGGAAAATAGAAACTTTATCGGCATTGAGCGAGAGGAAGAATACTTTTCAATTGCTCAACACAGGATCGATGATGTGCCAGTTCAGGAAGTGGCACAGGACCATCAGAATCCGCTGCTGGAGGCATTATACTAACAAGGTAATCAACAAACGCCCCAATGGCAACCCGCTCTCGCATTGGTATCGAACTCTCTGATGGTTCCATCCTGTCTGCCTATCACCACTGGGATGGTTATGAGTCTTGGTTGGGTCGCATTCTTCGCACCCACTACAACAGCAAAGAACTTGCCGCCGAACTGATTGATGGTGGTGATATGAGCACGTGCTGGAATGAAGAGAATCAACCCGAGTATTATAGTGCTCGCGGTGAGAATTGCCCTCCTCGCCTTGATGCTGACCTGTGTGAGTATCTTCTTCCTGATAACAGTGAAGAGTATGCTTATGTCTTCCGTAGTGGTGAATGGGTCTGCTACAATATGCACCAGTTTGATGACAGCAAACTGCCCGAAGTTGTTGAAATCCCCTCTGCTGCCCTTGCTGTTTAGTCCGCTTTCTGCTATAATACTCAAGTAGTTAAAGGATCATCATGGACTTGTCTGAACTGATTGAGGAACTGCGGGAAATTGAAATCTATGGTTCTGAACCAGCAGATTGGATGGGATTCCTGGGTGATGATGAACCCTGGGTGCCAGATTCTGAACTGGCATACTGATCCCTAGAGACCCCTCTAGGATGCTCTATAATACGTTCATACGCAACCAAGCAATGACCACCACCTTCGCTGACTACGCCGCTGCTGCTGAGGCACGGAAAGACATCGCTGCTGCTGTTCTGGGGCACACCTATGCCCTCTGTGAGGCACTGCGTCAGAACTACATTGATTACTCTATTCGGAGTCATCAACTTCGTACATCTGATGTAGAGTATCACGATGCTTGCATTGAGAATCTGAAGCAGGGCACTTGTGACTATGACTTCTACCCTGAGACTGGTCGTAAGTATCACAAAATCATTATGAATGCGAATGGTTCGCGTTCTGTCCACGCTTTTGTGGACAAGAAGACTGGTCAAGTTTACAAGTCTGCCAGTTGGAAAGCACCTGCCAAAGGTGTTCGCTACGATCTTCGTATCATTGAGCAGCGTGAATGGTTGCTTCAACACGCTGACTGGGCAGGTTCCTACCTTTATGCTCGCTGATGTACATTCCAACTCAACAATTCCTTAAAATGACTTACGCCAACGAAATCCGTGAACTGACCATCACCAAGTCCCTGCGACTGCTGCGTGATGGTTTCAAGAGTGAGTTTGCCACATCTGTATTTTCTGATGAGCGGACAATTGAACTCTTTGGACAACTTGCTTCCGAATTTGTTGATGATAACATTCCTGTGGTTGATGAAGACAATCGTATGGATCTTGCGATGATGCTGTTAGAATCTCTGGATGTGATTGCCCGATGACAGCGACACACAAACTCATTTTTGTTTCATCTTTCGTTTGGTTTCTACACTGGGGTCAATGTCTTACATCACGTATTCTGGATACGGTTATTCTAAACTCCTCTGTGAGGACGTTACCACTTGGTTTCTGAATCGATTCCTTCCCCGTCATAAGATTGAGGTGGAGATTCTTCATCGTGGTCTGAAACGTGAGGCGGTTTATGGTTACTGTGACTACGTGGGTGAATCCTATCGCCCCCGTGAGTTTTTGATTGAGTTGGATACTCATATGGAGGAGGAGTTGTATATAAAAACTCTTTTACACGAACTGGTCCACCTGCGGCAGTGGGTAGTCGGTTCGCTGCGGTCCAAGCGTGGAAAAATGTATTATGGTAAAAAATGTATGGAAGATGTGGAGTATTGGGATCAACCACACGAAATAGAGGCACGGGAGCAAGAAGAAACACTATATCTGGAGTATTTGTTTGAGAAGAACGGGTGGACGGATCATCAAGTGGCACAGTTCTTCCCGAATCGCCTGATGGGTGCCCTATAATTACAAGGTAATCAAGGGAACCACGATGGTCACCGACACTACACAGGACGCCCAGATCCGCCGCACCATTCAGAAAAAGATTGAAAATGAAATGCCGCTGCAACTTCTGAAGCGCATTGTTTATGAGGTGCGTTGTGAAGAACTGGGCATTCGCCCTGATGGTTGGAAACTCTATCCCGAGGACTGAATCATGAAAAACTATCGCATTCAAGTCACCACCTTTGATGGACTTCGCACCGTCTGGTATGAGAAGTCCAAAGCAAAGAAAGCAGTCGATATTATTTTGAAGCGTGTCTATGACCAACTGTGTGGTCTGAATATTAAAGAAATTGATGTGAGTTTGTCTGTATGAAAAAACTTCTGCTGCTGACTGCCCTGCTGTTTGCCTCTCCAGCACTGGCACAGACCGCACCAGCAAAACCGAAAGTTTATCGCCCATTTGTGTATGAAACTCCTTGTGCATTGGATGTAGGTCTTCAGGCTCAGTTTGATACCTGTAAGGTTGTAGAAACCCGTGAGACTGGTGGAGCACTGCGAACCCGTAACATTTTCTCCAATCGGTTTGGTCTGTCAATCAAGTCTTGGTTTGATAAAGAGAAAGGGTTTATGACTTGGGATAGTCATAATAAGTTTGCCTACAAGTGGGAGTATAAAGTTGGTAGTATCAATCAGGAGGGTGCCTGGAGTATGGTGATGCCTGGTTTTCTACTTCAAAACGTATCTTGGGATTGAGCAAATGACTGAAACAAACGTACAACTGAATGTCCAAGAAATTGGAGTCATTCTGTCCGCACTTCAATTACTTGACATTAGAGAAGAAAATCAAATCGCAAGAGAATATGGAAGTGTGCCAGCACTGTACAACAAACTTTACACGGTCTTTGAGCAGATGGACAGTTCGGAAACTGGTCTACGGAACGACGTGGTGCCGTCCTTCTGACCTATAATTACAAGGTAATCGGGAGACACCCAATGACCACCTTCCCCACCCTCCAGTCTGCAGACGGCACGATGCTGGTTGGTTACTATCCTGTTCAGACTCCTTATGGTGACATCAGTCAAGAATGGTGCCTTCAAGTTCTGTCTTGGAAAGGTGTGGATCAAATCTCCAAGAAGTTTCTGAATCGTGTTGAGAAGACTCTTGCGATTCGTGAGCGTCTGGCACTGGGTTATACCGAAACTGGTGACAATTCCGATCTGCCTCAACTTGGTAATCCTTTCTACGGTGCCTGCTGATGAACATCCCTCCTCGCTACATTCTCACTGGTGTTGTGTTTCTGATTGCTTTCTTTGGATACAATGCCTTTCTGATACAACGTGACCAAAAGTTGTATGATGCCTATTATTGTCAGACAATTGGATGTGCCAATGAACGATGAAGACATTAAGCAGTTTATGACCGCATTTGAAGACTTTATGAAACACGCAGAGGTTGAACAATTTAATCATGAAGCATGGGTTTCTGCCAAACAATACACCAACAACTTCTATGAGCAAAAGGCAGCAGAACTGGATGTGACCGTTGATTATTACATTTCGGAGTTTGTGTAATGGATTCAAAGACAAAACTGATTCTGGCACAAATTCAGGTTGAAAATCTTCATAAACTTCTGAATGACGGTCCATATGCTGGATTCTTCACATCACATTTGTTTCCCATCAAGTTTGAAATTGAAAGACAAATTAACTGCTTGACAGGATACAACAAGTACACTAAAATGTATGAGTCCAAAACAAATTGAAATGAAAAGTCTTTACATTGTTGATTACTGGGTTCCGTTTCCTTCCAGTGAATATGGTGGAGTCGTCAGTCTGATCGCAGAAGACGACACCGAGGCATTTGAACTTCTCTCTGAAGAAGAAGGTTTTGATGCACGTTATCAGAATCTGATTATGCCAAATGTTGTCAAGGCACAGAAGTTCAAACTTGTGGACGACTATGAATCTGGCATCATTGATGCTTTTACGACCTGAAACAAATGGAACAACGTCTTTACAAAATTCTTCAACAGTTCACCAATGAATGGGAATTGATTGATCCTCAAGCACGCAAACTGACCAAAGAGCAGTGTGATGCTATGTTGAGTTATTATGTTTCAGAAGGTGTGAATCCGAATGATTTGAGAGCAGTCGTTGACAATGATTGAATTCCCCCATAAAGCACCGAAAGGAATGTATTATGAGCAGACAGAGTTTAAACGCAATGTTATTGCTATCTGGATTCATTACGATTGTAGGTTTGATTACAATCTGGGTGATGCCGTTCGTTGTATTTGGGGATTCTACAATACCAGGACCAGAACCTATCACTCCCCCATCAACTCAGGAAAGGTCGGGGACGCTGTTAGTATAGAACGAACATCACCCTATTCGGCAATGCCAATCAAGCAAACTCCATTAGAAGCGGCATATGTATGAACCACAAGTTAATCATTATGTAAAGTGGAAACCTCATATTGAAGGGTGGGTCTATTTCAAGGACAATGACTACATTACGATTGAGATAGGGGTCAAACCAAAAAATGAAGAGAACTATGAGGCATGTTCCATTCATCGCAATGATCGTTTGATGGTCCTGTGTTATCATAATCAATGGAAAGAACTGACATATGTAAGATCAAGAGAATCAATCTATGAAGAAAAAGAAAACGTTGTGGAGATGGTGGGCGAAAGCACTTGGGGAGAAGGCGACAAATGATGACAGAGAAGCAGATCACATTGCTCATATACGGACTGTTATATTCGGTACTTATCTTGTTACTAATCTATTCATTGTCGCGGGGGTCATAAGACATTGGAATGATGATCTAAATAGAGACACAGGATTTGCCTCATACGAATGTCAGCGACAGTCACAAAAGCGGGACCCTATTATACCTCTGGAAGTATCTCCTTTTCATCGTTAAGAACGACCTTCCGAGCACAACAAGTGGATGGTAGTTTCAGTTCTGATACACTGCCAATCAAGGCATCAGAGTTAAGACGAATCACCAGTACGTCTGATACAAGTCCAGTTGTACCTGATGCGACTGAAAACGCAAATATTACCACATCATCAAACTGGAAGACATCACAGTTTCGCAATTCGATCAAGTATTATTATATTACGCAATCTGGAACTGATGATAATACGTCATCACCATCATCACCTGGATTCAACATTGGAACACAGTCCTGGAATTCCAATTTAAACAAAAACGTTCGGAAGTACATGTATCTGAACGGTACGATGGGATCCTCCAATGTATCACAGTATGCCGCTTATCTTCAGGCAGAGACCTATAATTTGAGAGTCAATGTTGCTGGTGGAATCTATGGTGCTGGTGGATCAAATGGAACGTCAGGTAATATCAGTGGTGGAAATGGTGGACCCGCTTTATATGTACAGTCCACAGGTTCTGAAGTCGTTGTAGAAGTCAGTGGATCCGCTAACATTTATGGTGGTGGTGGAGGAGGAGAGAAAGGAAGAACAGGTAATACAGGAGCAACTGGTACTTGTTACAATTATGAAACTTATGACACGGGATTAAACTGTAATGGATGTCCTGGATGTGGTGGAGATGAACGAATTAATTGTTTTGATCAAGGAGGATGTAATTGTGGTAAGGGAGGATGTAGAGATAATAATAAGAGGTCAACCTGTCGTAGAACCATACCTTTCTCTGTACCAGGAGCACCAGGAGGAGAAGGTGGTAATGGAGGAGTCGGTAGAGGTTATAATCAGTCCAGAACTGATGGAGCAACAGGAACAGTAGGAACCACAGGTGGATGTCAAACTTATGGTGGAACTGGTGATACTGGAGAAACTGGTGGTAATGGAGGAGATTGGGGAGTATCAGGTGGTAATACTTCAAATTCAGGATCGGGTGGATCTAATGGAAGAGCAATCACAGGATCAAATTATAGCGTGACAGGAACGATAAATTCTGCTACAATTAAAGGAGCATATCAACCATAAACAAACAATGACTGAATCTGAATATCCATCATTACCTGAACAAGGAAAGAACCTAGCAAAGTTCACATTTGAAGTTGTTAAACAGGCATTCTCATCCAATGCTTTGTTTGTATCCCCAGAGGTCAAACAACAGAGATTAGATGTATGTAAGAGTTGTGAGTATTATGATGCCAAACAAGTCAGGTGTAAGCATTGTGGATGTTTCCTGGATCAAAAAGCATCATTCGCATTAGACTCTTGTCCGATTGATAAGTGGATGGTTTCTGATGCTGATTGGTTAAATGGTGAGTTTGATAAAGTAGTGGATAAGGTACAGAATCCACGCAAAGAGAGTGATGGACCACGGTTTCCTATGAACCCAGAAGTAGGGCAGGTATATGGTTGGAAAGATCGTAGATGGCAATGGAATGGTGAGTTGTGGGATTTTATGCCAGAAGGTTGAGAATGGTATAATCTGATACAATAAAAGGTTAAATTTAATTAAAAAATATAATAAAAAACATTAATGTATTATTTGTTTTATTCTCAATAAGTGAATAATAATTGAGAATATTGTTGAGAATAGGTAGTCTTTTAAGTCTTCTAAATGCTTATAAACCCCCGTCCTTATTGCAAGTTTAGCGAGCGTATCATAAGACGCGCAGTTTGTCAAGTCCCACGCCCGCAAAAATCCCCAAACCCACATAAATCTCGACGAGAATACATATATACTCTTATGTGAATCTCGTCTAGAAGCCTTCTTGACATCTGGACGAGATATCTGCTATAATCATAAAGCATCATACAGATCTCGACGAGCTATGTACGACGACTACGATCTCGACTACACATACGCAACAGACTATTCATATGATCTAGAGGAGTATTATGCACAAGATCTAGATGAAGATTACGCACGAGATGGGCAAGATTATGAATCACTTGCGTATCGTCACTATGCATGATATAGTATAGTAAACATCGCACGAGAATCACATGTCTGCCACACACGCAAAGCGCATGGTACGTGTTACATTAGATCTCATGTGTTATGATGATCTAGAACTAGATGATGTTCCCTGGAGAGAACTGCTACACCTAGAAGATGATGAAGATGTACACATTAGCATCAAAGACTACAGCGATGTCTTCTAGTGTGACAGTCTGACAATTGGATCTATTCTCAATAATATTATGCTTATTGAGAATGCCAGCTGATCTTGTGCCAATTGAGAGAGTGGCACAAGGGGGGTTGTGTTCTGCCACGTGGTGGGATATTGTACCTTCGTTGTCGCAATTGATTCAAATGTGTGGTCCCGTTTTTGAATATTCCCGTGAAGATTTCCTGAATGATGCTTCCCCCGAAGAATGGGATGAATGGGAACAGAAAGCAGCAGAACTTGAGTTGCCTTTAGATTACTATCTTGCGGAGTTTGTATAAGAATTCTTGTGCCAGTTGCGAAAGTGGCACAAGGGGGGTTGTGGTGACCCCCCATCCCGTGTATTGTACTCTTGTCGTTCGGAATTGAACCATGTTTGATGAACTCTGGTCTGAGATTCAAGATGCTCCTGGTGAAATCTTTGACCTTGACATTCCTGAACTGAAAGATGAAAAGTTTGATGTCAATGAGTACCTGAACGCCAACTACGATTACTGATGAACTATCTCACTCCCGACGATCTTAACAATCTCATTCGTTTGGTTGAAGATAACAACCAGTACAATGATGATGAGGATAAAGAGTTTTGGAATGACATTCTCATTCGTCTGAATCAAACTTCCCGTCACTGTCTTGATGAGTTCTGAAATGACCCTTACTTCCCAACAACTTGACCAACTGATTGACAACTACGCCGAGCGTATTGTTGATGAGATGGACACCAAATGTTTGATTCAATTTGCGTATGATACCATTGTGGAAAATCTATCTCACTTGAATGAGGAAGATGTTCTCAATGAGATTGCCAATGTGTACGATGAAGATGTGATTCAAGAACTGGTGGAGAGTGTGACGGTTGAGTAAGTGGCACAAGGGGGGTTGCGATGCCCCCCAATCCATGTAATACTAACAGTATGAAAAACACCCACCTTGAGCACCCCGAAGATTCTATCCTGACGGGTGACCTTACTGTTCTGGATTGGTTTACTGCCCGTGGCAATCTGAGTGTAAAGATTGACGGGGCACCTGCTATTGTTTGGGGTATCAATCCTGCCAACGGTGAATTCTTCGTTGGCACCAAAGCAGTCTTTAACAAAGTAAAGATTCGGATCGCACATTCGCATGATGAGATCAATCAATTCTATCAAGGCGAAGTTGCAAACATTCTTCACGCTTGTTTTGATTGGTTGCCTCATTCAGACGGTATCTTTCAAGGCGATTTTATTGGTTTCGGTGGTGACACTGAGTGTACTCCTAACACGATCACTTATCAGTTCCCTGAGGTAGTTTATGAGAAGATCATTGTTGCTCCTCATACTTACTACATTGCCGACAAAGATCTTCGTGATGCTGTAGCGTATCCGATGAAGTTTATCATCACCGATACTCCCTATGTGAAATTTGTGAAACCTGAAGCATACATTCAGCATGGGCAAGAATCGTTTGTTGATGTTGCTGAGGTGTGTGACTTTGCCCGTCAAATGTCTACTGCCTGTGAGTTCGTAACTGATAAGGAAGCGGCAAAGATCAAACAACAGATCAACGCCTGCATTCGTGCTGGTGAAGAAGTCAACCCTGAGAACTTTGATTGTGATGCTAACCTGCTGCGTTTGTGGGCACTGGTGAAGTCGATCAAAGATGATTGTTTGTTCCTCTGCCGCAATCAAGGTCCTGCAGCATACCTCTACGGCAACAGAATTGATGCTGAGGGTTATGTGATGACCAATGAGTTTGGTACATTCAAGTTGGTGAATCGTGAGGTCTTTTCTAATGCTAACTTCAACAACAGTCGGTTTAACGTGGCAGCGTAGGAGTTAGGTATACTGGGGTCAGCCGCCCGTGTGCCACAATGGGATCTGGACCAACTGGTGGCGTTCTGAGGGGCGCCACCCCCTATAATAGGATCAACCGCAACGGACCCTATGGAGATCACCATCAGCCAGGAGACCTACGCCGTGATTCACCGCCTGATGAGCATCGGGATGGATCAGGTCCTGGACGATCCCCAGACAGGTCCTGAGACGATGGGCCGCGTCCTGGATCACGTCACCCTGTTCAGTGCCTGGAACCGTGTGCCACTTGACGAACTGGAACAGATCGCCGCCTTCTGACCCCCTGACCCCTTATACTGATCTCAGTTCAAACGACCCCACACACTTACAACGGGCAATCAAGTCCGAGGAGTCTAAAATGTCTACACTGAATCAATTCTTCATTGAGTGCCTGGATCTCAAGTATGCCAGCAATTCTCAGGAT